CAAGAAGCCCCACTCACCCTGCACGTCACGTTGAAAGTATCTCCTGTCGTATTCGGATTTATACTTAAAAACATATGACTAGCTCCAAGTGTCTGAAATTCTGCCGTCCCATTCATACTGGGATTCGATGGGTCGTATGGCATATATATATTTTTCGGATCGTGGACTATATAATTATTTAAGTTTGATTCAAATGATGTCCGATTCCCTCTTCCATCAGATACGATCCTTGATGCTTCAAAATAATCTACTGCGCCTGAAATGTCGTCGCCGTTTTTTGACACCAAAGGAAGCAATAAAGGATACGTAAGTCCCCCATACAGTCTTTCTTTGCCGTCGATGGTGATGCCATTGTACCGCTCAATAGCCGTAAGTACATCTTGTACTTCGATAGACGGATGCATGTATTCGGGGTTGGCGATACCTTGCCCGAAATCAATGCCGAAGAATCCCATCTGCGGCCTCTCATATCCATACTCCAAGAGTGCCGATGCGCTGTTCCATGGTATCGACCCTATGTTCATGGAATAGAGCGTTTGTGCCAGGTCGCGCAAATTTGCATCGAACAGGGGCTGGAAGTTGTCGACATTTCCCCACGTAAGAACCACACTTATTACGTCCGAAATCTCCGTAATAACGGCGTATCCGGATGTGAACAGCGGTACTCCTTCCTGATACAATCTTGCCGGAAGCTTCACATAGGGTGCATCCGTATAGATGTCGGTGCGTTCCGCATAGCCTATGGCCTTGCGGTTCTTCGGCGTCAGCGGTAAGTCTATATTGTACGACCTATTGGACTGTATGATGTCCAGTCCTGAAAATATCGGGCTTTGATATACCAAGGATATATAGTTGTCGCTGGACAGATCGCACAGGATGTCGTTTATGTATAGTTCGTAGTAGGTCATACGTTATAGGTCTTATCGGTAATTTCTACGACTAAATCTTTAAAATAAGCGCCGTTATCTTCGGCTTCTCCCTCCTCTATACTACACCGGCGCCATTGCTCCGTTGCGCTGTCGTAGTAGCTTATGTCGCGCCCGGCGAGGATGGATTTACACAGGTCGTATATATCCTGATCTACAAGGCGACTATGCAGCGTGTATGTCTTTGTGAGTATCTTACTTTGGGCTTCATACGGTTGCAGGTTCTCATTCAGTAGTGAATAGGCATCCTGGATAGATATTTCGTCCCTCGCCGTCTCTATACTCCACCGATATATGTAAGGGATGCCGCCTTTATCCGTCCATTTGACAAGCATCCCATCGGTACACCTATCTATCTCGATGGGAAATTGAAAGGTGTTGGCAAGGTTGGGGTTATAGACGCTTATCTCAACATACGTATCCCCATCCCATCTTACCGTCGATGGATTGAACTCCGCAAACGGTTTCGAGGACATGCCACTGGTGACGATGACCCCATTCTCTGTTTCCACCTCTATTTGCTCTGTCGTGAGCTTGGGGATAAAGATGGATTGGGTTATGTTGAACCCGGGGTATACCACGATTTTCCTGGCGGAAGGGTAGTTGGTTACATCTCCCGCGGCGGCATTCTGTGCCGAGATAGGGATTATTTCTTTTTCACAGGTACCGATAAGAATAGTATTGAGCGTGTGAGTGGCTGATCCATCGCCAAACTCAACTATGAGCACCACATTGTTTATGAATGTTGCCGAATAGTCCGCGGCCAGCGATTCCAATATTGCCGTCAAGGGGAAAACAACGGATTTTCCTGCTCCCGAGACATTTCTGGATAGGACTATTGATGTTGCTCCATATGATATTCGCAGCTTCACTTCTGTGCCGTAGTCCGGATCTATGGCTGTGGCTGTAAATCGCACGAAGGTAGATTTCTCCCGCGTGAAGCATATGTCATTGGGAAAATCTGCGGTACCTCCTGTACCGGACAATGTATATCGGATCATAGTTCTATTGTTGTTTCGAGCATTTCGTATATGGATGTGTCGATCACTTCCGTAATTCTTTTGTCGATGTTATCCACGGTTTGCGGCAACAGGTCTTTAATAATCTCGGTGCCCCCTCCCGAGCGGTACAAAATGCTGCCTTTCTCCCACAGCTTCTTGGCCGCCCAATATGCGTTGATGCTTTTGAATTCCAACCCATAGCGCCCCTCCTTGTCGCGTGCCCATTGCTTTATGTTCTGATAGAAACTTTCGAAGCTCCCGAATTCTTCTTGCGCATCCTGCGGGGAGTTACCCTCGTCTATATTCTTGATGTTATGCCGCCCCACAAACGAGACCGTGAACCCTCCGGCATTGCTTTCCACTTGCGCCGCCATACTATCTGCCGTGGCACCGGTAGTCTCTTCCGGGACATTCAGGGAGTTCACATTTTTACTGCTGTTTGTGCGTTTTGTTTGCAGGTTTATTGTCACCTGCTCTTTAAGGGCGCTGAATTCCTCGTTGCAGATGGCAACCAGCTTTTCGGGGCTGAAAAAGTTCTCTATCTTCGATATATCCATCAGCAAACATTATATGTAAGGACGAGTTTTGCCTCTACACCCGCGGCCAGGGCATCCAGTTTTTCAACCACTCCTTGCAGGCTTTCAACCTGCACCTCTATCCCATTTCGACGCAGGTTGTCGATGAATGAAAACGCCATTTGCTCCATGCGATCCGCAATGGGGGCTGCTTCGGTCTGTGTATCCGGCTCTGGCTTCCCGAGTGCATCGAGAAAGTAAAGCGTTGTCCTACGACGGCGCCTGTTTGTCAGGTTGGTTTCGTATATCGGCTCCTGGAACAGCCGCAGCATTACGGGGTACTCTTTGACGTAATCCAGCAGGTAATTCGCCTCTTTGATCCTGGCATATAGGCATGTGTTGACGCCGCACTCTTTGGCAGCATCTTCGAATATTTTACTGAGGCTCTTTCTCATTGTCTGCGACTTTTGGATGGTTTGGGCTTGTTCATCTGAGCGAGCTTGCGTTGTGCCATGTTTTTGTCCCTCTCGGCTTCATATGCAAGGTATACGGTCGACCACCTCAGGTGCCATACATCGCTTGGCTGAATAGCACCCCCTACAAGCTGGCAGTATCCTAAGCATATTGTACTCATGCCCCGGTTCTTGCGTTGTACTTGTGCGTTTGCTTCTTGTGGCGTCAGGGGCATTTCGAGCTTTTTCCACGCCTTTGCTACGCCTTTGAGGTCGTTTTGTATTTCAATGAAATAGCGATAAGCGCGAATGAATTGTAGTTCGAGCACCTTTTCTCGGGCAATGTCGTATCCTGCTCCCTCCCAGTCAATGCGTTTTGATCCTTTTCCCTTTGGGCTTATTAAACCCAGCATGACGGCCAGAACCTTTACGAAATAATCGTCAGTGGCCTCGATCCTTTCTATGGCGTTCAATTCACCCATCGTTATACCTGCGACGCTTCGGGCCTCGTGCTTCTTCCACCCGAATATGCGACGTTTTTCCTTCACATAGTCAGGCTTGGGTAATGCCGCAATAGATTCGTAGATTCGTTTATTGCCGATACCGAACAAAGTGCCGTTCTTTACAATTACTTTCCTGATGGTATCGTTGGGTGATATTTTCATAATCCAAACCTGTTTATTTTTTCAAAAATATCCGACGAATAATCCGGCTTTACGTCTGTTTCGCCGCATAGCGAGCCTGCCAGTTGATGACACTCGTCGACCATCTCGTTCCACAGGGGCACAAGTCTGTACCACGGGGAGGCGGCGCGGCTGTTGTCGGTCATTTTGATTTTTTCGCCTGCCATCGTATTGAAGGCAACATGTTCTCGCAGGTAGTAGAAATAGACATACTTAGCGATGGGAGACTGTTTTGTGTCTGTATTTGCTATTTTTGCGGCTATTTCAGGATATTTGTCGATATTCTCTGCCACATATATCCCAAGGAGCATCCGAAGGAATTTAGGCTCATACCTGCGGATGCAGCTCTCGATATTCCGGACAATCTCCTGGGCGGCGCCAGTCGGGGTGCATCCGCTTTTGACGTCTATTCCCGCAATATATGTGGGATCCTGTTCGAAGTATGTATAGTCTATAAGCATAAGAAAAAAGGGGAGACGCTTTCCGGCGCCTCCCCGCCTTGTTAGTTGGCAACTTTGGTCTTGTACGTGGCTTTGCCCGATTTCACAAGCGTTTCGGCATGCAAGGGCGACACGTTGTACTCTTTGCCTTTCTCGGGCATATAGATAGACTTGCCTGTGCTTACGATAGTTACCCTCTTGGTGAGGTCGATCTTCTTCATATCTTCCATGTTGTTGTTCGTTTAAGTTAATGACTATGCTGCTGCCTCGGCGGTTTTCTCCAGGGCGGCCTGTACGGTTGCGAAGTCGTCGTAGATGACAGACCCGGCGTCGATGGAGTTCTGGTATGAGTGAAGGCGCATTTCGGCGATCACCGTCACCATGTTGTGGCTGAAATCGTCGCCGTCACGGCCCCATTCCAGTCGCAGCGCGCGGTAGGGACGAACTTTCCAGCGCGAGGAATCCATCAGCAGGAACTTACCCGCGGGAATGTTGGTGGTTTCTACAACGGAGATGTTGCCGATGATCTTGCGCATCTCGTCAGTCAGGTAATGCCCGGCGGTATCTTTCGTTACGTCGAAGATCGCCTTGTCGGTCGGATGAAGGAAGAGAACGTCGGGAGAGAAATGCAGCAGGCGAAGTTGCAGAACGCCAGCGCGCACAACGTCGGCAATGTTGGGCATGGAGATTTTCCCGTTGAGCTCCGTAATGGTATAGCCTGGGGCTTGTGTTGTTACGCCGAGGATCTCGTTCCCGGTGCCGGTTCCTGCGATAACCTTCTCTTCCACGGTCTGCATCAAGTCTTGACGCAGCAGGGTGTTCACCTCCCCGCGGATGAAATCCGCATCTTCGAGGATTTCCGTCGAGAGCTTTGCGCGAACGGCAACCTTCTTTGCCGTAGACGTCTCCTCCTCGTATCCCCAGCTCATAAGGGGCTTGAGAGTTCCTTCGGCGATGAATGCCGAGCCGCCGTCGGGGTCTTTGCGGTTGATCCACTTAATGGTGGGGGAGCTTGTGGTGCCTTTCTGCAAGCGGGGCAGGATCGCATTGGGCTCGGTAGCCGCTGCTGCAATGCCCGGTACGACTTCGGTGTTGAATGCCGCGATAGGCACAGCGGCCGTCGTGGTCGTCATGGGTGATGCTTCGGCCTTCATCTCGATCTCGATACTTACCGTGCGGCCGCCCTTTACGGCGTCGATGTTCTCTTTCCCTGAGAAGAATGCCTTGATCTTCTCCTGCGCTTCATTCTCGGAAGAAACGGTGGATTTCTGCATGAGGCTGATGGTGCGCCCTTGCTCTTTGATTATCTCCCGGATCTCGTCGATGGATTTCGTTTGATCGAGAGCGTCTACTTTGTCTTCGATAGCCTTCATTTTGGCCTCGAAGTCTGCTTTGCCGATAAGCCCCGACTTGTATTCATCGAGTATTCCTTTCAGCTCTTTCTTGATGTCTTCGTTCATGTGTGAATTGGTTTAGTTAAACAATGTTTTTCTGACTATTTCGATGATTTCAGTGTCATCCGAAGGTTTGTTGCCCAGGATGTTTAGGGCGCTTTTGAGGCTGTTGCAAAGTGCTTCAATCCTGTTTCCTCCTGCGTCCGAAAGGTCGCATTTGCGCAGGATGTTGTTGAGCTCTTCTTGATAGGCAATGATGTCCTCTACGCTTTGCAAGCCCTTGACGTCAAGAGCTGGGGTGAAGGGATTGCAGCCTGCGAACACGGTGCTGTACTCACGCTTGAGCTGCAGCTCTGCGATATCATCTCCCGCAATAGCATCGTTGTGGTTCTTGTTGAGAACCCGGTAGCAGTAGGAGTGTTCGACATCTCGTTTCTCGTCTGCGCAATGCTTATAGTACTCGAATATATCATGCCCAGCGGCCTTACCGAGTATAAGTTTACTCTCTACGAGGGCGTATTTATCCGTTTCCCATCCTTTTCGAGGCGTCCCGACAACATGATCCAAGTCTTGTTTGTGGTCGATGCAGTGTTTGATCCGGGACATATCTGCAAACGACTTAGTAAACGCCCCTTTGCGCACAATGTCTTCTGCAAGATCCTCTTCGTTGAACTTTGATATGGCGATGACAACAACGCCCTGATCGCGTTTGATGTCGTCTATACTTCCCTTGAATGATTTTATTCTGTCTTCCATATTAGATTTGATATTTTAATAGTTCGCTTCTGCCTTCCTCTGGTGTCATTATTCCTAATTGTATGGCAGCTCCGATATAATTTACTGCGCTGTTCATGCATTCTGCCTGGTCTTTCTTCGAAGGTTGGAACATTTCCAAATGGTCGAAGAACGGCATGAATCCGAATCCTGTGAAGCCATATATCTTGTTGAGCACGCGCATGATGTTTTGTGCAGAAGGAATAATGTCATTCACGTAAAACTCAATCTTGGCCTCTCCGAAATTGCTGTAGGTGCTGCCTTCTACGTCGAGCAGAATGCTGGGCACCTGGTATGTATAAGCGATGTCTTTCTTGCAGTTGCGCTGAATGTCTGTAAGCCCGAGGTCGGAGATCGTGGACGATACGGGGACAAAGGATGCCTTGTATGACGTAATGGCGATCTTGCATTTGTTGCGCATGATCCCGTATTTGTCCAATTGCTCACGGAGCGCTTCCTTGTCCTCTTTGGTGGCCGGCACGATATTATCGACCATCGGATCATCTGACATGAGGGATAGAATGCCGAACATACCCCGGTTGACGAGCAATTCGTTTACGGCTTGGTAGGAGGCCAGGAAAGTGTTGACAGGATACTTGAGGGCGACAAGCCGTGAAGTAGCGCCCCCAATCTTGTTAAGCGCGTAAGTTACGTCGTTTACAACGAACATCTCCTCTTTGGGGATCGTCAGGTTTATCCCGCCCCCAAGGTTTATGGTGTAATCACGGATATCGGAGTTGGGTGCAAACGAAGGTATGGAGGATGGTACCTCGTTTTCCGTAACCATGAGGTTAGGTATTACATACAATTCGAAATCACCCTTAATACCTACCAAAGGTACCTTCACAATATAAGCCTTGCCGAATATCTGAGAGAAGAACTCGATCATGCAAACGAATTCCGAAAGAGTTTGGTAGGGATTGGGGTGGTTAATCCGCTCGAACTCACGCGGCTTTTCAATATCTTCCCCTTTGTCGTCTTTCGCCCAATACCGGGCATCCGATATGGCAGATACTTTCTTCGTGATGATAGAAGCTAAAATAGAGCATGACGCGAATGCGCGCGCCTGCCCGTCCGGTGTGGAGGTGTCGATAAACTCATCCTTCGTCCCGAGCAGATTTTGCCAGTCCCGCAGGTCTATGTATAGGCTTTGCTGCGGGTCTCCGGTCTTTTCGGAACATTTAGACATCTTTATTTCGTATCCAAGGAGTTTCATGCGGCAATATGATTGCGGAATGCAGTCATCACGACGTATCGGGCTGCATCCCAAAGGTGATTATTCTTGTCTACGGGTTTATTTATCGCCAGCCCGTTTATAGAATCCCACACATAGGTATTGGCTTCGTTTTTCATGTTCTTCGTCTTGACGCAGTGGATGCGGAAGTTTTTCATGTAGGATATACCGATGGTTATACTATCCTGGAATTTCTTGGCCTTGATTACATTCAACCCCCGAAGTTGAAGGGAACGCACCATGCCTTCCGGATTCTTGGCGTATTTGTCCGCGCTATCTGCTATGGCATATCCGTGTTTACCGATAATTGGGGCCACGATGTTATACAATACCTCGGGATCGTCTACGGGCGAATAAAAGCGTTCATGCAGATATAAATCACGCCCTCGCACTCCGACATGAATAATAGCCGTCGGGTCATTTGTGAAGCCGAAGTCGATGCCATAGGCTGTATATTCCAAATCGTCCGGAAAACTGTCGATCCAGTCTATGTTGGGGAATATCAATCCTTCCTGCGCCGCGCGCTCCCCGAGACCGTATACCTTCCATCTGAATTCGTCGGCGGTTCCTGCTGCGATATTTTCCGGCGTGGGTTCGTAACTTTCGATAGTCCTGCGTACGCTGTCAGGGCAGAAAGGATTGTCCTTGTAGGTTGTTTTGGTGAATATGGTATCCGGCTGCCCTTCAAGCTCAAAAACCCAGTGTTCCGTATATTTGGGGTTCCAGTCGCCAATAATCATGGTTGTACAACGCATCGTGATATTATTGAACTGCGCCGGCGATATGTCGTCCAACATTTCGTTGAAGTATATGATGTCGCAGTCGTGCCCCTCCTTCACATCCATCTTGTCAAGCCCACGGAACCGGATGATGCTGTCGCCTATGTGGTATTCGGGGAGTATCTTCTCGCTATACATGCTGTCGGGATCATATATCCCGCGGCATTGTAGTTTCTTCTTGAAGTCTCCCAATGCCTTTTCCTTGCAGTCTTGCAATGTGGAGCGGTAGACATAGATTTTATATGCACCATCACCCGCAGCACAGATGTCATACAGGAAGTCGAAGGTGTCGAAAGTCTTCCCCGAACGGGAACTCCCCTCGTTGAATATGCGTAGTACGACGCCTTTATTGCGGTACTTGCGGAAGAAGTACAGCATGATCTTGTAGACCTTGCCCCGATATGTGCGTGCATCAAGCTCCATTTTCATTCGTGCTTTGTTTGCCGATGGACTGGATGATAGATGCAGCTTCCGGATCAAGTATGACTTGTACCGTCTCCCGAGGCTTGTTGATGCTCTCGCCGTTGGTGGTTATATCCTGTTTGTCGGCGAGTTTGAGAACACGTGTAATGACGCCGGAATCGTATATGCCAGCTATTGCGCCCGACAATTGATCGGCTTCAATTTCTTCGCGCACGCGCGCAATGATGTGGAAAAACTCCTCCCTTTTGCCGTAATCAAAAAATGTGTCACGGAGTATTCCCGCATATACACAGAACCCAACAATAGTTTTAGGACGTTGGAGTTCTAGGTCTACAAGGCCATGTTTTGTGGGCACTTGTTTTATGATTGGATTGTTCTTTGTCCAATTGGCATATTCCTCAAACTTGACTTCGAGAGCTTCAGGTGTATATACGCAAGGACGGCCCACTTTGCGGGTGGGCTTGATGGTGTCGTTCGCCTTTGTGTCTTTTACACTCTTTGCCATAAATGAAGGTCTGCCGACGGATGCGCCAACAGACCTTCTGCTACGATAGCAATGTACTTTCGATGTTCGGCCGTTGCCTGCATCCTCACAGGCTTACAATGCAAAGATTTCGACGGATATTTAAATAACAATGGGAAATGATGAAATTTTTTGAAAAAAATATTATTGGGCGGATTGTTCTAAAGGTTTGTCTTTCCCCTATGATGAAACCTTATTTTGGCGGCCTTCATTGTCCTAAAGGTACAAAAAAGCCCCGGTCATACGGCCGGGGCTGATGTTGAACGAACTTCTCGCTATTTATTCATGTAGTCAATCAAAACCTGCGCAGGACATCCCATTGTCCGCAGATTGTTCTTGATAATTCCTATCGGGATGGGATTTATATGCGTCTGGAATATGACAGGACGAAGCATGCCCTTCTTGCACCATTTTTCATGGCCGCCTTTGATGCCGCCATATTCCCATCCCAAGTGCTTTAGGAACCGACGAAAATCCGCAATGTCAATATTCGATAAAGCACCCATTATGCACAAGGAAGCGTTATATTCTCCCGAATAGTCCTGTATGCTTTGTTATCGACAATATCTGCCAGCTCGCTGCTTCGGGTGATAAGATCGCTCGTCTTTGGAGGCTGTCGCTTTTTCCATCCATAAGATTCGAGCAGCGCACTAAGAGTTCCCTCAGATATAGCGTACTTTAAGATTTCTTCAAGCATGATTTCAAAAGACCGTCTTGCCTCCTCCTCGCTATTTCCGTATCCGAGAATATCAAGGGCAGCGCAATAGGCATAGTAAATCTTGTCCTCCTCATAGAGGATGACGGCCAAACTTACGCTTATGCCAGTACCTTCTTTCATTGGATAGCTTCCATTAAATTGCTGCGCTTTCATCGTTGGGATGGTAGTTGTTATGCAAATATAACATATTTCATGCTAAAAAACGCACAAAGGTAGTGAATAATTATATACTTTGAGTAAAAAAGCCCCGACTGTGTGGCCGGGGCTGAAAGGTAGGGGAGGGATTACCAGTCTTCTACATCTCCGCCTGTTATCCCATCTTTAATGGCTTTCTCTAATTGATTCTTCATTGCAATCATATACATACAACAAGCACAATACGCTTTTGCTCCAGCTTTCCGGGATAATCCAGCAGCGGCATCAACAAAGGGAAAAACCGCTTCCGGTTTGTAAATGCCCATTGTTGTCGAAACATTCCCTGACATTGCCCCCGCAACACCTCCTCTATTTACTGATTCATATTCTTGGATGGTTGTAATAAGTCGGGCTCGACCGTCTTTAATATCTATCCGAAAAAGAACATAGGCGCTGATTTCATAACTAATTGCAAATCCGACCTGTTCTGCAATGTTTTTCAAATAACCTTTCGCGAGTATAGTCCCCGCATCTTTTTCATTTAATTGAATTACTGATTTTCCTGAATTAAATGTGTGAACGAACCATGAGTTAGTTTGAATATATATCTGATCTTTAGATAACGATGGTGCTTGGATAATGTTAATCATTGATATGTTGCCGTTGTTGTCTATACCGGCAACTTGATCCCTAAAAAATAGTGCCGCGCTTAAATAATCAATATTCCCATCATGGTTACCATCTAAAATATCTAAAATGTCAGCATATTCGTTTTTACTATACGAAACGCTTTCATACGAATTAAGGTTCATCAGCTTATCAAAAGCATGTGATTGTATTTTCTCTCTTTCCGCTATAGACGCTGCTTTTGCCTCTTCATTTAACCTATTTGATTCCAAGTCGTTAATTTGCTGTACGGCCTGACGCCCATATTTTTCTATAAAATCCTTTTTCGGCACGTATGATTTCGTTTCTGGGTCAAAATAAAGTTGTTTCCCTTCATGGATAATAGCCAAACTTGCAACATTATGCGCGGCAATTATTTCTTGCGCCTTTTTAAGGTTATAAGGCTGCTTCGCATTGACATTATAGGTAATACCTAAAGTAATAATTATTAGTAAAAGTTTTTTCATGAGTTTATGAATTTACCCCTATCGAAATGAGTTGGTAAGAAAAGAGTAAAAAATATTTGTGCTATTGAAATAATCCGAAGTTTTTATGTTTTGGTCTGCGGGCGCCCCGGTCATTTTTAAAGGAGACCGTAATCTCCTTTAAATGTGTAGCTCGATTATATGGAGCTTATTTTAGGTGGTTCTATTTTATCATATTGCTTCCGCTCTAATGAAGATGGCATAAGGCTAATTAGAATACCGCTATGCCTCTTTTTTTTGGGCGACATCGCCCTTGCTTTTCGCTCTCTCTTCTCGGTACAGGTCAATTAAAGCCCCGTTTTGCCGAATCAACTCCTCGTTTTGCCGGAGTAGTGAATCTAAGAATCTCTCCATAGTTTTTGGGTTATTTAGTTCAGCTTTCGTTGGCGTGACGTCTTCGCCTCCTTGGCTGACAGGTTGGTCTTCTATGTTGGATATGCCAAAATATTGGAGTATATATCTGGCATTTGCTCTACTCGGCTTGCCTTCTCCTTTCTTCCATTTGCCGATAATTGTTTGTGACAATCCAGTCGCTTTGGCGATTTTATACGGAGTGTCTTGTGTGCTTCGTAGTAATTCTACGGCCTTATCTATCAGTTTATCAGCCATGAAGGGTTTGTGCTTATGATATTCTGTAAATATATAATATTATTTGATTGAAAAATACTCTATTATTTTAGTGAATACTCAAATGGTTTAGTATATTTGCAATGTAGAACTAAACTACACCGCAAAGGTAGAGTGTTCTACACCGATAAACAATGTAAAGATATACAAAAGTTTTTGAAATAACCAAGCGTAGCGCCATGAAAACTTACGACAAAAGCAAGATTATGAAGAATGCGTGGTACCTGAAACGGGTGCAATCGTCGATGACCTTTTCGGCCTGCCTGAAAAAAGCATGGCGCAATGAGAAGTTGGCGATCATGACGGCGAAGATTGAGAACCGCCCGACGGAGCAGCCGAAGGCCACGGAGTACCGCCCCGAACTGCTGAAAGTGCCGACAGGTTTCTATGGTGTCCGAGGAATGTACTATGGTGACTAAAGCACGATGCAATATGAACGAAGTAATTCAATCGACTGACCGCTTGACGGCACTACTCGAGGAGCAAGCCGCCTGCATCGAACGAATAATGGCGATACTGGATAAATAAACAAAGCTATGAATTATCAAAAAGTAATAGCTCGGACAATAGTAGCAGTTGTAGCTTTCATTTCTACGGGTATCGCATTAGTAACGCTTATCCTTGCTTTACGTGCTATCGAGCCCCTCGGCTTTTATGCTAAATGTGTATGCGGTTTTTGTTGTATTGGAGGCCTATTGCTGATGGTTGCAGGCATTACATCAATCATGATCATGTTGACCGATGAAAATTAACCCGGCAAGAATAAACAAATCTATGAATACTCAAAAGAACGACATCGAACGCTGCGCCTTTGTAAAAGGCTACAATATCATCCGTGCTCGAAGAAAGGGCCGTGACCTTGCCAGCATTGCAATGGACGAAATCAGTCAGGCATTAAAAGATGGCGGGCTGTCGAACAAGGCATTTCACAACCGCAAGTACGGCTATGTGAACCACACCCCCACGGAGCGGGAGAAGATAGAGCAGATTTTCATGAAGTGGGGTGTAGATAGCCCTTGGGGTTTGGCATAGGACAATGAAAACCGACACCATACTTAGTAAGCGCGAGCGTGAGGTGATTAACCTCGTAGTATTGGGCTATTCCGCCCGGGAGATCGCAGAGCGGCTTAACGTCATCTACCAGTGTGTGGCGAATCATCTGCAAAGCATCTACGACAAGACGGGCTGCAAGCGAACATTGCATGCACTTGTCACCTGGTATTTCACGCAGAACTTCGGCATCACGCTTAACATATCGGAAATGACCCGGCGGGTCGGAGCGGCGATTCTTCTCTGCCTGTTCTCGGTTGAATTATTGAGCTCCAGCTTTGAGTGTCGCATGATGCGCCGAGCAAGGCGTAGAGCTGACGATATAGAGATACTTACGGTAATTGAGGATTAACCACGGACTTTAAACACAAAACATACCCACCATGAAAACAATTTATCTCTGGATTTCAGACAAAGGCTGGACACCCTTTCAGTACAATGAACTTTCTGAATTAGCCTCCGAATTTGAGGCGCGCAATATCAAACTGGGCGACGGGTGCAAACTGGGCGACGGGTGCGAACTGGGCGACGGGTGCGAACTGGGCGACGGGTGCGAACTGGGCTACGGATGCAAACTGGGCAACTGGTGCGAACTGGGCGACGAGTGCGATGTTCCGAAATCGCTATTTATCAGCGCATCTCGTCATACAGTATCCTATTGGGGTGAGGATGTTATTCAAATAGGCTGCAAACGCTACACCATTTCCGAGTGGCAGAAGCATTTCCGAAAAATTGGCGAGGCCGAAGGCTATAGTCCCGAGCAGATGGAGGAATACAAAGGGTATATAGACCTGATCGCTGCAATGCACAAGACGTGGAAGGTAGGTGCCGCAGATTAAGCCCACGCCGTGGCCGGGAGTTCTGGGTGGAAGAGTTAATAGAGAACTAAACTTATAAACCAAAAATAAAATAGTATGGAAAATTTACTGCAATGCAAAGGTAAGAAATTCAAAGCCAATATCAATGACCTCCCAGCTGAAGGGCGTATTCAGGTAGAGGAAGGGAGTATTTATCTATGCCAAGATGCGAGTGGTGGATCCAGTTGCGAAGACAAATTAGGCTTCAAATACAGTTGGTGTATCGGGGATGGTAGCGAGATGGCACTCATCAAAAACGGCGTTTCAAATCTTTGTATCCGCCCTTCGACGAAAGAAGAGGCCGAATCTTTCAAGGATTGGCAGGTAGGGGATAAGCTTGTATACGAATCAAACACTTGGGAGGTGATTTTCCGTAGTGGAGAATTGGTCGTGTGCAAGAGAGAGAACGGCAATGCGACTTACAATTTCACTTGCGACGAGCTTTACACATTAGGTTTTCGCCTTGTTTATGAACCTGATCCTGAATCTGAGATTGTCGAAGTAACGATGGATGAAATCGCCAAGATGAAAGGCATTCCGGTTGAGCGGCTCCACATCAAAAAGGAATAGCATCACGAGGTGTGTAGCTCAAAGGTAGAGCGGTGCAGGGATGCGAAATAGAAGCACAAAGGTTGAAAGACCTCGCATTTCCGGGCGCAGGTTGCAGGTTCGAATCCTGCCACACTTACAAGATAGCCACCGCATAGGTGAGGGGTTTGATTGCTGGCACTAACCCCGCCGCAAGGCAAAAGCGATCCGTTAGGCCGATAATAGCGTCATCGGCGGGCCGTGGGCAAGGCTCAAAGTGATAGCCCCGCAAAAGCAAATAGCCGAATGCGCGAAAGACTGGCATAGGCTTCGAGCTGCGATGATATGAGCGGCGAGAACCACCGGGATAAATCAAGCATAATTATGCCTGGTGTGGCTTGACCGCCTATCCAGGCTCTATGGCAGGCCTTGCGCACCGTTCTTTCAGCAGTGGGTTATTTCATTTTAGGCGTGAGGTCTGCATCTTGCCCGCGTGCGCTTTTCGGTGGCGCAGTTTTGAAATGGAGTTTATAGTTACAGTGCGCGCGGGCTTATTTGCAACACCTTAAAACAATTATACTATGGAGAAGAACACTTTGAGGAAGAGGAGATTTCTATGCTTCGACCTGACGCCCAGGTGGAAAATGTGGAAACGGATCGAAGACCTGGAGGTGCGGCTTGCTACATGCCTTTGCGAGCGCAATGAAGCAGATGGACGCCTTATCGAGCGGGAACACGAGGTATTGGCGCTCACTCAAGCACGTGATACCCTGTACAAGCGCATCGACGAACTGGAAGGCAGGCTCAGGAAATTTGACCGTACCCGTGGAAAAAGCGGCAAATACATCAAAGGCCATGAAACACGATCCGCAAAATAAAATTCTGGCCTATCTCAAGGCCGGCGGCAGGCTGACTGTTCGCAAGGCTGAGAGGCTGTACCACACAACGGAGCTGCGCCGGATCATCAGTCGGCTCCGGAAAATGGGATATTCCATTTGCTCGAACAAACAGAAGGCCGTTACGGAAGACGGGCGGCCGACACAGTTTAACGAGTACTATATGCCACAGGTCGCGGATTCCTGCCAATAATCCGCAAATCGCATTTTAAGTTTGGTATTTGCCATTGGCCAGCTGTGAAGCCCGCGGATGGTGCGCCGCCGAGATCGAAGCCCTGCGCGGTGGCGTGGGCGAGTGGAGATTCAGGCGGCTTTTATTGAGCTATGGTGTAATGGTTAACACACCGCCCTTTGGAGGCGGTACTCCCGGTTCGAATCCGGGTAGCTCAACGGGGTTCTAACCCTAATGTTGTGAGTTTGATCGGGCGCTTGGGCGTCTGTCACAACGGAAGCTGACAGAGGGTATATCCCTCGACAATCTGAGGCTGCGTGAAGGAAGTAGCAAGGCCGAGGCGGGCTAAGCCCACGAAACGGGAGATAAAGAACGCAAATCGGCGGCGCGAAGCACAGTAACGCCGCCACCGCGGGGGGGCAGTCAGAAGCCCCCGCTTCTTTTGGATACAATCAAACGACTATGAATAAATATCTTCAAGAGCTCAAAGACAAAGGACTGGTGCCTTTACGGCTCGACAACAACACGGTGCTTTGGGTTACACCCGACAAGGCCAATGAGAAGTACAAAACACGCTACCTCAAGAATGCCGAGAGGTCGCGGAGGATGGCGCTTAACTTAAGATAATAAATACTGAAAAACTATGCGAGAGAGTAAATTCAGAGGCAAGCGTATAGATAACGACAAGTGGGTTTATGGAGACCTGATTCATTGCTACGGCGCAGACGCAGGCCGGATATTTATCAAGACCTTTACAGGATTATATGAAGTTGATCCCACTACCGTCGGCGAGTATACTGGGCTGAAAGACAATAACGGCACGGATGTTTGGGAGGGAGATATAGTAGAATGGGAAAATCTCATGAAAATCAATAGGCGTAGCGTAATTGCCTATCGAGATCGGATGTTCTGTTTTGTAGATGCGAATAATGAACCAGAGGAAATTTGGTGTTGTTCATTTACGAAAATAGGTAATATTCACGACAACCCGGAATTGCTGAAATAATTTTGCAAAATCGAAATGACAACCAAACAAATAAAGTCGGTAATAAAGAAATTACCGCACAGTGAATACCTGGTGCCTTTCACTTACCATCATAACTATTTGCGTGGGAACTGCCCTGCTCTTGCCGGATGGTCGAGAGCCGATATAGCAAACTCCACCGTTAAATTCGACAATCAAGAACTATATGCGCTTGCCCTTTGCCAGATAATAGATTTAGCAGATCCATTTGATATTGTCCTCACTGTATTTACTGACGAAGATAGGGCTATTATCCGAGAATGTACAACGCTGGCAAAAGAAAGAGTGGCTTTTTATAATAGGAAGTTTGCAAATGTCAAATAATATTTTGCAGATTCGAAATGAATTCGTATATTTGCCTTTGCCAAAGACTCGCGGTAACGCGATTACAAGTACATACGAACGTTTTCTGAGACGTGTCCCTGTTGCACTTCTACTTCGCGTAGTCGTGGGTCTTTGGCGAGATTAGGGGGCGCGTCTCTCTTTTTATCATAGTGTATAACAAACTTGTGTTCAACATGCCAAAGACCAACACGAGTTGCAAAACGGGGAATAAAAATACCCGTGCAACGCATCGCACCTGCTTTTACAGGTGTCATCTGAAAGCCAATCGTCCGATGTTTTCTTCGGACAAAGTCGATTACACCAACGTTATCCGCGCCACGTGCGAGGAGCATGCTTTAGGCTGTTTCCTTGCTCAGTTCCGCGTGCTCTATCCCGCGTATGCTGTCGTTGTCGGCACCATACTCGTAAGCCGGGTATTCCCCTCCAAGTCCAACCGTTAAAACAGGCCGCTATGGCACATCTTATCACCTTGTTGGCGTTCATCGCGCCGATTGCCGTGGTATTCGGCTGGGTGCTATCCAATCAGCACCGCGCAAAGGAGATTGGAAAATTGCTAACCTTAATATTCGAAAGCCATGAATGAGTTTACGGAAATCACGGTTAAATGCGTGTGGACGATGATAAAGGGGCGCATTTGGCGAGCCCAATACCGCCTGCGGTCAAAGGCTGTCCGGATACAATCCAAGGCCATCTACCGAGCATTGAAGAACGAGAACAAGCCCAGTATTTACCGGGTTGAAATACGATAATCATGAACATTTATTGCGTAAAATGTAATAAAGAGGTCGAAGCGCTATTGATGACAGGAGGGAAAATATATCCTCACCGTCCCGATCTCCACTACATGTCTTTCTATGAGTGTCCAATATGTGGTAATTATGTGGGGACTCATCGCGACGGTCGCCCCCTTGGCACTATTCCTACTGCTGAACTGCGAGTTTGGCGGCACAAAGTCCATAAAACGATAGATGCTTATTGGCTGCCTTCAAGGGATAGGTCTATGCGTAAGAAGCTTTATCAAGCTATTTCACACCATATTGGGAGAGAGTATCACACGGGTGAGCTAAACTCTATCGAGGAATGCCAGCAAGTAATTACTTTCTTCCATCAATTCGCAAAAATTAAGCTATGAACACGCAATATTACACGACAACCACGTCCCCGGTGATGACGTTCGAAGAGTATTATGATATTCCGAGCGAACATATAACGGGTCAGCGGTCGCCATTCTCCCAGAGGGCCAGAACGCTGATGGAGGTAGACCTAAAGTTGATTTATCGGGCTATCCGCGAAGCCATTCAGAAGGATATGCGCGGTGATGAAGACAAGCGGGTCTATACGGTGGCCTACAAAATATACGACATCAAAGCGATCCATCACTACGAAGTCCACGAAGAACAAGGTGGTGACAGCTATATGGATATTTGCGAGACCTATTTCAAAGTAGACCGCGATACCATCGAAATCATCGAGGTCAAGGATATCGACGGTGGCATGCACGCCGGGCAGTTGCACCGGCTAAAAGAATACGGAGAACAAAACAACTTATAACCATGGGAATCTATAGCAAACTGCTGGAAATCCAGAGGAGCGTCAGGGCGTTGCTTCCGAATGCTGATGGAAATAATTACAAGTACATCAGCGGTTCGAAAGTACTTGGCATCGTCCGTCCCAAGATGGACGAACTCGGTGTGATCCTCAAAACGGAGGTTCTCGACATCACAAATACCCGGCAGGATTATACCGCAGGCCGGGATCAGCGACCTAAATCCGAAATCCTATCGAGTGTAAAGATGCGTTTCACTTGGATTGACGTGGAATCCGGAGAGAAGGATGTATGCGAATGGAGCGCCAACGGTCAGAATGATTGGGACAAAGGTGTAGGCTCGGCAATGACCTACGGGGAGCGTTATTTCATTCTCAAATACTTTCATATAGCCACTGATGAAGATGACGTAGACCGGCTGCCTCGGCATGAGGATGTCGCCCCGGCTTCCAAGCCTACGCTTACTGACGAATTGCTGACTTTGGACTTGTTCGAAGAGATAATCAAGGCTAAGGAAAACGCCAAAGGAGCCAATAAGCGATTCTCATTAGTCGGATTCTTGGAGTCCAAGTATATCGTCGATCAAGAAATGCTTCCGAAAGTCAATGTCAAAGTTACCGAATATTACAATTTAACAAGGGAAAATAAAGCATGAATCAGCAGATAACACTATTCGGAGATACGGCATCCATTGCCGATCTCGCGGGCAGGGCCATCAGCGCCGTCGTAAATGGCGACATCAGCCCTATCGAGGCGCATATCCAGATCAGCCGCATGGAGAATGCGATCAAGCAATTCAAGGACGATACGCAGGTGCGTGATATCACACTCCGCGAACTGTCTAAATATGGCAAATCGCACCAGTTCGGGGACTGCCGGCTGGAGGAGGCCGAATCGGGCGTAAAATACGACTATTCTATGTGCGGCGACAGCAAACTGCGAGATATGTATGAAACGCTTGAAGCTTTAAAAGTGGACATCAAAGAGCGGGAGATGATGCCGCGCAGTATGCCTGCATCGGGCTTGGCGGATCCGGAGACGGGGGAAGTGTTGTTCCCGCCCGCCAGGTCGAGCAAGACTATTATCAAGACTACTTTTAAAAAACCACTGCAATGAATGTATCCAATTCCGATATGCGCAGGGTGATTCGGGCGATTGATATGCTTCGTCCGCTCCCTGAACAATCCACGCGCGAGTGGGATGCCATCCGCAGGTTAAAAATATTCGCCAAAAAGCAACAACGAAAATATGGTAAACAAGGTCATCATCATCGGGAATGTAGGTTCTGATCCCGAAGTTCGTGTATTGGACGGGGGCGCCAAGGTTGCCAGCCTGAGTGTGGCGACGACCGACCGTTACACCGACAGGCAAACAAAAACCGTAAAGGAGATAACGGAGTGGCATCATGTGGTGGCGTGGCGCAATACCGCGGATATCGTGGATAAATACGTGAAGAAGGGGGCGCAGATTTACGTCGAAGGTCGGTTGCGAACCCGCGACTATACCGACCGAGATAGCATCAAACGATACATCACGGAGATCATGGCCGATACGGTCAGGATTTTGGGGCGCAGGGAATCCCAGGCTTCATGCACTTCTACTACCTCCCAAATGCAATCTGACCCCGACGATCTTCCCTTCTAAGCCATGGATACATCTGAACTTAAAGAGATCGAGGAAATGCAGCTCTTCATTGAAGCAAAACCGCCTACTGAGCCGCAGGCAATTTCACAGCGCATGTCAGAACTGAGTGTGCGTATGGCGCGTAGCGGCTATCTCCTGTCGAAGGCGAAATACGAACAGGAGTTGGCGATGCTGAAAGCCTCCCGGCTGAAAGACCTGATACCTCTGGCGCCGAGTATCCAAAAAGAAATACTTCGGGCGTCCTGTGCCGAAGAGAACAAGGTCGTTAACATGCTCGACAGGATCAACCGCACGTGTGTCCATCAAGTAGACATACTACGTACGCAACTGAGTTTCGAGAAGGAGCAGATGCGCCAAATAGGCTATAACGCATGACAGATTTAGAACGGGAATATGACCGTGTTTTCAGCCTTTTCATACGTCATCGAGACTGTCAGGGTGGGCGAGGTTTCTGCATTACCTGCGGGGCGCCCATAGCGCCTGAAACATGCGATTGCGGGCACTATATAGACCGAGCTCACAGGTCTACGAGATGGGACGAAAGGAATTGTCACGCCCAATGCAGGGTTTGCAACAGGCATTCTGCTGGTCGCATTGGAGTTTACCGCCAAGTACTGATCCGAAAATACGGACTTGCAGTCGTTGAAGAACTTGAACGCAGTAAGCACAGCGTATTCAAAATGTCGAGGTCGGAGATGTCCGATAAGATCAATTATTACAAACGATTAATTCGCAATGTGTAACACTTCAAATAACAGTTGGATTAAGATGTACCGCAGCTTCCTCGATTGGGAGTGGTATCCGGATACGAACTGCGTACGGCTGGCATTGCATTTCATTTTGAAGGCAAATTACCGGGCCAAGAAGTGGAAGGGTTTAATCATTGACCGCGGACAATTGGTAACCAGCAGAGGACAGCTGTCCGAAGAGACAGGACTTTCGGAGATGCAAATACGCACCGCAATAGACAAGCTGGATAATTGCGGGTTTATAACCAAGTCGGGAACACGTAAATATACTATCATAACTGTCTGTAATTATGATTTATACCAACAAGCACAGGATGGTTTTGATAATGGTTGTCAACCAACAGATAACCAACAAATAACCAGCAAACAACCAACAGATAACCAACAAATAACCACAACTAAAGAATATAAGAAAGAAAGAATAGAAGAATATACACACACACTGGTAGATACTAAAAAGGGGGTTGTAGGGGGGAAAGAAAAAGAGGCTGCGGAACTCATAGGATGGATCGCCACGAACGCTCCATGTATTGCTTCAATGCCCGAGCCCATAACTGCGGGACAGGCCGTGTGGCTGTTGCAGGACTACAACGTGAAAGATATTCGCCGATTGATAGCCACCATGCAAAGCAAGCAGGCATACCTCAAACACACGAATGCCTATACGGCTTTTGTCAGTTACGCAAAACTCGACAAGGCGCTTAAGGATGGCGGGCCGCCAAGTGTGCAATCCGGGGAAAAGTATTACACACGGGATGAAGCAATGGCCTACATTCGATTCCGTCGTTTGGGCGGCTCTCTTAAAGATAATTTCACTCTTGAGCATGTGAATGGGGGGTATTTGTGGCGCTTGAAAGCCCCAGTCCCCTCAGTTAACCTTTAACGAACGATAAAATGAAAGTCATAGTCACCTTTTCGGGTGGGAAAGACAGCTGTATGAGTTATTACGGATTATGCGAATAGGTTTGGTTGACATAGACGGTCACCACTTCCCGAACCTCGCGCTGATGAAACTGTCAACTTGGCATAAAGCGCAGGGTGATTCGGTAGAGTTCGCCGACCCGATGTTCGGTCGCTACGACCGGGTTTATATGTCGAAGGTTTTCACTTTCACGCCCGATTGTCCGGACATCTACCATTGCGAGGTGATCCGGGGCGGGACGGGATTCCGGGACTATACGACGGTGTTGCCGGAGGAGATCGAGCATATTTGCCCGGATTATTCGCTGTACGGAGTGAACGAAGCCTACGGTTTTCTGACCCGCGGCTGCCCGAACCGCTGCCCGTGGTGCATTGTTCCGCACAAAGAAGGAGCCATCCGGCCCGCGTCTCCGCTACGGGAGTTTATCGGCGACAAGCGCCGGGCTGTATTGCTCGATAACAACGTGCTGGCATCGGACTTTGGGCTGGAACAGATCGAGGAAATAATCCGCATGGGCATCGCGGTTGATTTCAACCAAGGGCTGGATGCCCGGAGGGCGTGCGATGATCCCCACATCCTCGACCTGCTGGCGCGGGTGAAGTGGATTCAGCATATTCGGTTCGCCTGCGACCGGATGTCCCAACTGGAGGCGGTTACAAAGTGTGTCAAAGAGTTGGGACGCCGAGGTATCAAGCCATATCGCATTTTCGTCTACTGCCTGATACAAGATGTCGATGAATCATTGGAGCGGATCAACGCCCTGCGTAAATTGAAAGTCTGCCCGTTTGCCCAGCCTTACCGGGATTTCGATAATAACATTGAGCCGACGAAGGAGCAAAAACGGCTGGCGCGTTGGTGTAACCATAAGGCTATTTTCAAGAGTGTTGAATTCAAAAACTACAAATTATGAAAGACCAAGTAACGAGCATCGAGCAGTCGAAGCGGCTGATTGAGTTGGGGGTGCCCGCGGACAAGGCGAGCATGGTGTACAGGAAGAGATACATCAAAAACGATTACGTGCTGGATATGGAGAGCCGGGAAATGAAGGTTATCGCCCCTGCCTTCACGGTCGCCGACCTGCTGGGGTTGTTACCTCCGAAAATTTCATGTCAAGACCCATCTGATGGGAATTTTCGCATGAGGCGATATATGGGCGAGAATGGTATCGAGTGAGTTGTCGACTACGATCGTTTTATCGCTAACGACGTTAGTATTATTAACGTCCTTGTCGAAGCAATCATCCTGCTTGTGTCTACTAAACATGAGTTGAACATATGAAACTGCCTATCGAAGTTCACAACAAGTTGATCCCGTTCAAGGGGTTTAGCTGGGTAACATGGCTTTTGTGGTCTTTTACCCGGAAGCCGATGGCGTGGAGCATGGACGAGACTACGCGCCGCCATGAAGGAATCCACTGCGTCCAGCAGATCGAACTGGCCGTGCTGTTCGCGGCAATCCTCCTGCCCGTAGCCATCGACTACTCGTTCGCTTGGTGGGGCTGGGTGCTTACGGCGGTCGGCATTCTCTTCGCCGGATGGATTTGCTACGGCATTTCGTGGCTGATCGAAGTGATTATCCCGCCTTATCCGGGCGCATACTACTACACCTGCTTCGAGACCGAGGCATACAACAACGAGGATGATCCGGACTACTTGAAGCGGCGCATACCCTTTTGGGGCTGGATTTCCTGCATACCGAATCGGAAAGTGAAACACAAAAGATAACCAACCATGAAAAGCGAAAAAGCAGAGGCATACATCAATGACAATGAGATGGATGCTGCGAATTTGGTAGATAAGGACGGTTGCGGATGGGCTGTTATTGGCATTCATTACGCTCGCCGAGCCGTTGAACTCGCCGAGCAGGAGGCCGAGGAGCGGATGCGGAAAAGAGCGATCGGCGCATTCGACGATATGTGGTTCGAGAACGGCGAGGACGAAGAGTTCGAACCGGATTATGAATACCACCGAAAGAATTTCATCCAAAAACTGACCGAGAATGAAAACGATTGAGGAAAGAGCGCAAGAATACGCGCATCAATACCGACGAGATGCACATGACTTAAAAGGCGAGCGAGCCGATGCGGCCTTTGCGGCATATTGTCAGGGTGCCGAAGATGAGCATAAAGAGCTGACGCGCTGGCACGACCCAAACATTACCCCGGATGACAATAAACCAGTGATAATATGCACTTCCCCGGGAATATATTACATAGCGGCTTACGACAAGCAATTTAACTACTGGTTCACGGGCAACGGCTCGTTTTACCGACACGAAATCCTCGGCTGGCGGGAGATTCATGAATAAGACGGAGATATGGAAACAGAGAAAACAGCGGCCGAAAGGCGAAAGGAATTGGCGACCCTCTTGTTTTGCCAAAGTTATCTATACTATCACGATATGCTGTCCTCGGCCGAATCTAAGAGGGTATGTAAAAGGATATCGGCCTTTCAGGATAAGCACCGAATCGCTATCACGCGGGAGCAGATCGACAGTGTGGAAATTAAATACCAAGATAAACTATGAAAAAACAAGAAAAAACAGGCACAACATGCGAGTATTGCAAACCTGGTATGTGGTGGATAGTTGACCAGGTATCCGAATGCGTTTTGCAAATTGACGGGCAAAGATTAAAGATCACGTACGACGCAGAATGTGACGATGATAGTTTTGCATCAGGAGTGCATATCAAATACTGCCCCATGTGCGGGAGGAAATTATGACACCGCAAGAACTGTACGACTGGGCGGTCGAGAGCGACTGCGAAAATTTCGACATAAAAATAAATGTGTTCATTGATGGCTGGGGTCAGATTACCTCCGACATTGAGGAGCTTGGAATTGTCAAAAAAGAACGACCTAAAATGATTATAATTGACATAAATAACCAATGAAACTAGAACTTACATTGCCCGACATTGTAGGGTACCTTCCGTATGGGTTGTACTGCTGGTATGGCGAAAATATCAAGGCCGCTCTTATGGTTGGAATTACTGATTATCAGATTCCGACTTTCGAAGTAGGCCGCAAGCCAATCCTGCGTCCGATATCCGATCTGCGCGTGGAGATCACCGAGCGCGGTTACAACGAGGGGAAACCGTTCGTGCCTATTCTTGAGTTGGCGAATTTATTGGGATCCCCGGCGCTGCATCAATGGATACTGAATTCAGACGGGTGTTGTGCGTTTTCTCCTGAAGCGATGGACTATTTCCGCTGGTTGGAAGAAGAAAAGTCATTTATCCATAGCTTATCGTATGGGGACTCATCTACGGGCTACGTTATATGCAACCAGCATGAAATGTATGACCTGTTACACCGCCTCCACTACGACTACCGCGGTCTGATCGACGCCGGGCTGCCCGTCAGCGTTCACGATTTACCCACAAATCCCTATGAGGTATGAAAACCAAACTACTGCGCCGACTGAGGCGGGAGGGGCGTTGTCAGATAAATATCTATTCAGTTCGTAAGGATATGGATGGGACGGTTGTTGGCATGAGCTATGGGTGTAGTTCGGATGAATATGCGCATCTATGGCATTTTGCAATGTCCCCCGATGATCTTAAAGAAGAGGCTGCGAGGATATACATGAATCTCCGCGTTGCGGAGCTAAAACGGAAAAGAAAATGAAGAATGAAATTATAGCGTGGGCGTTGCTTTCAATCCTCGGAATCGTCACTGTCTGGCTTATGTATCGCGCCGTGGAAATACACGAACGGCTCAGAAAATCAATCGAGGAACTCAAAAAAGAAATAGAATCGCATGAAAACAGGCGTCGAGACCATTGCCGATAAGCTAGATGATATATGTGTAAGGGAGGGGACAGATTTGAAAATACCCTTGAGCATAAGTATTCTTAGATGGGCTTACGAACACCTTAATGACGGCAAATACGGTCATGCCATCCGGTGTTTATCCGAGGCTGGCGCCCTTATCGCCGCCGAGATCGACAGAATCAATAAATTCTCCACAAAATGAAACTTACACGCGAAGAGCTGAGACTGAATTACAACGCGGCTTGCAACGCCTATCTGGCCGCTTTCTGCGAAAAGCACGGCTATGATTATGAGCCGGATGCGTGGGTAGGCGACGACCCCGGAGGAATTGCAGAGGTCGGCGATCTATTCGTGAGCATGGCCGATATGCTGACGGACATCGACCGGGACGCTCCGGAGGAGGAATACATCAGGTACTACGACTACTGTATGCGTGTCGGAGGGATTTGTGACGGCAAACTGAACACCCCGAATTACGACAGCTGGCTGCGGGGATGCCCGCGGATAGACGAGGAGCAAATAGCCCGGCTGGAGGAATTGCAACGGGATGTGCGCAGTGCAGAGATGAATTTGAAGGTCGAGATCGACAGACTTAATAACCTAAAACAAGAATAGTTATGCGAGAAATTAAATACAGGGGCAGACGCCTCGACAATGGGGCGTGGGAGTATGGAGATTTAGTCCAATTTGGACAGAAATGTCATACCCCTTGCAAATGCGCAATTATACCGGGTACAGCATCGGGGAGCGATCCACTTTGTAAGGTTTTATTAGATTATGAAGTTGATCCCGCCACCGTGGGCCAGTTCACGGGGCTGAAAGACAAGAACGGTAAGGAGATTTACGAGGGAGATATTCTTACCGACGAATTTGAAAGCATCGGAGTCGTTGAATGGCGGGACGGTGCATTCGTTGTCAACTTCACAGATATTGATTTTTTCCAAATCACCGACTGCTTTGACGATTTGTATCAGATGTGGAGCATTGGAAATATCCATGACAACCCGGAATTACTTAAAACTGAATAACCATGCAGAAGGCATTTTTTAACGACAAATACCAGCAGACAGACGCGGTTATCGAGGGACGCAAGACCATGGCGAGGCAAATTATGGCTGGGATCGACTTTCCGGTCAATATGGTTATGGGGCGTGCCCTCCCCGACAAAGATGGGAAAATATATGCAGTTGCCAATGGGGAGAATATCATCGTGAAATTGCGCTACAAGGTCGGCGAGGTCGTGGCCGTGGCGCAGTGTTATTACAATGCGTTTTCGTCAAGATGTGACATCCCTGTATATGGCGCGGATAGAACACCGGGCTGGCTAAATAAAATGTTTGTGCGAGCGGATTTGATGCCCCACCAAATCCGCATCACCGGAATCCGTTGCGAGCGCTTGCAGGATATTTCGGACGAGGATTGCATAAAGGAAGGAGTGCGTGTAGGTTCGCAAGCATTAGAATACCCATACTATTTTATAGACACAAAACAATTCCTGATCTGTGATTATAAATCACCCAGAGAAGCCTTTGCCGCTCTTATCGACAAGGTTTCCGGCCGCGGAACATGGGATCGAAACCCGTGGGTAGCGGTTTACAAATTCGAATTGGTGAAATAGTATGAAATTCACAACCCCATGCTTTGTCCGTGTCGAGGATGCGGAGAAGCGAAGAGAACTTATTGAATTCTTGAACATGATAGACCGGCCGTACAGAAAAGTTGTCCCTCTTAATATATTCCCTTACATAGCAACTTTCTATAGATGGCATGACAACCTTTCGGAAGAATCGCTTATGATTCTTCGGGAAGAAATGAATGATCTTATAGACTGCGGCAATAACATTCAGTTGTTCAAGGCTCTTGCGGCGATGACTGATGATAGGGATGATGTCAACCAATGGTATGTATTCGCAGCTGATTACTATTTCGGAGAAGAGGATGTATACTACCATCGCGGGCATGTTATCAGCGGGATTGATATGATTTACGTCTTTGAAGATTGGCGTAACGCCTTGTATTATTGCCGAAAGGCTACGGCAGATGAAATCATTAAACATTTTAAAAAATCTTAAAGAATTTTACATGATGAAACCTTTTGACTTGAGAGCCGCCAAAGCAGGGGCGCCGGTGTGCACGAGGGACGGAAGGAGCGCCAGAATTATATGTACTGATTGTAGGGGCGTGAATTCAGTATTGGCATTAGTGGATTATGGGGCATCCGAAAGCTTAAAGGGCTATAGACCGACAGGAAATTATGGCGGCCCTGACTATTTTGACCTTATGATGCGCGACGACGACTACGCCGAGAAGCTGGCGCGGGGAGAGTACGGGAACCATATCGACGAAGCCACCGAAAAGGTTGATCCAGTTGTCAAGGAAAACTTAACAGTTGACCGGGAGTACTGGCGGAGGGTGTATGCCGGGGAAATAATGCCTGTCGTATTGTATGCGGTTATTACAAATCGTGCGAAGATCAAAGACGAGTACAAAGGCACGCCCGCTGAAGTGGCGGTTGCTCGTTCTGCTATCGCCCTCGCCGATGCCCTCCTTGAAGAGCTGGAGAAAACGGAGAAGAAATTATGAAAAAGCAATATAATGAAAGGCCTATAACCATAATAGTTTGGCTGGTCGTAATACTGGCAATAATAGTTATGATCGCCTTTACCGGAATCAAGCCGGCAATGTAAAGGGCTCCCTGATCCGGAGCCCTTTGCGTTTGTGGCGCTCTCAAGCCCCACCTTTGACACATCACTCCAAAGGTAGCAACTTATTTCGATTAAAGCAAATGGGGAGAAGGGCGGAAGGGCGGCCAACTATCGCCGACTATACGGTATGGACAAATGAACTGAGCCGGGAAGAACTGATGATAATTATACATGGCATATGCAATCATCGGATCAACCAAGCGAAGAGGAAGCTCCAGTTTTTGCGGGCGCAGCGCGACAGGCGCCGAGCCACGCGGGGTAAATACAGGGAACCGAATCCGCCTATTTCGTGGCGGAGGTTTAAAACAAAGGAAAGAGATCATATTGACGGACGGCAACAGGAGTTGCCATTTTAAATAATTAGGTGGATATGGAACAAGATATTTATGAAGAATTAAAGAGTATAAAGCAGTATCTATTGTTGGGAGCTAAAAGCGCCTTAAATATGGATGATGCAGCTTTACTTACCGGGTTGTCAAAATCTCGCTTATATTGTCTCGTCAGTAAAAAACAAGTTCCTCATTATAAAAAAGGCAAATCAACCTACTTTAACAAAAAAGAATTAGAAAACTGGATGCTTCAAATTAGAGTGTCTACGGATGAGGAGGTAGAGCAACAAGCTGCACAATATGTATATAATAAAAATTGAGTATATTTGTTGTGCGAGATTTGTGTAGCAAAGGGGCTGTTTTATGCTTTTTGTTACTCGTTTGTTACCTGATTTCCCAAGATATAACCTAAGTGTTTGATTTACATTGTATATAATATATTATCTACGACAACTTCGGCTCGTA